CCGGGTGGCTCCACGGCAGATGGTCCAGATCCCCGCACCATCACGGTATGCCGTGGTGTGGTTACCTTCCTTTTCATCCAGAAACTGGTCGAGGATTTCAGGCGCAGGCGCACCTGCGGCAATCAGCGCCAGAACGGCAGCCGACAGACCGTATTTGATTTTGGTGTTCATGGATATTTATCAGGATTTATCGGTTCCGAATCCCTGGATATGTTAAGTCTTCAGCCCGCCAGTGGTGGGCACTGGTGTTTTACCTGATGGCTGAAATATATCTGACAATTCCCGTCGAGGATTTAGCAATGTATAACGATGAACATAAATAGGTGATGCCTCTAATTAGTTGAATCTGATGTATAATTCGGGCTTTTGAGGTTATCTCATGGCCAGTGTTAATATTCATTGTCCCCGTTGTCAGTCAGCTCGGGTTTACCGCCATGGTCAGAACCCTAAAGGCCGTGACAGATTTCGCTGCCGTGACTGCCACCGTGTATTTCAGCTCACTTATACTTATCAAGCACGTAAGCCGGGTATGAAAGAGCTGATCACTGAAATGGCCTTTAATGGTGCCGGGGTTCGCGATACCGCCAGGACACTGAAAATTGGTATTAACACCGTCATCCGGACTTTAAAAAACTCGCGCCAAAGCGAATAACTTCTTCGCCTGTTGCCCATGCTGATGTGGCGCTTATCTGCGAGCTTGATGAGCAATGGAGCTACGTTGGCAGTAAAGCCCGGCAACATTGGCTCTGGTACGCGTACAACACCAAAACAGGCGGTGTACTGGCCTACACTTTTGGTCCCCGAACCGATCAAACGTGCCGGGAGCTACTGGCACTGCTTACACCCTTCAACATCGGCATACTCACCAGCGATGACTGGGGCAGCTATGGCCGGTGGTACCGAAGAATAAGCATCTGATCGGCAAAATATTCACCCAACGCATTGAGCGTAATAATCTGACGCTACGCACCCGTATTAAGCGGTTGGCTCGTAAAACAATCTGCTTCTCACGCTCAGTTGAGATCCACGAAAAAGTGATCGGAGCGTTTATCGAAAAACACATGTTCTACTAATTGGATGCACTACCCATAAATATACCGCCTGCATGCAGGCCATGAATGAACAATTTAAATCAGCATTCCTTAAACTCATTCAGCAAAACCACGAAGCAGTAAAATCCATTCAGGCTGAACCGTATGGACACCTCACACCACCAACTCTCGACATTATGTCCAGAATATTAACACCAGCCATGCTTCTACGTCTGAAAGACAATATAAATGACTGGTTAAACGAAGAATTAAACTACCTTGAATGTGAGTGGGATCATCATTACGCCAAATCACAAAAAGAACGCATCTTCCGTCGATTATCCGGCAACAGATAACGAGCCAGCTTATATACGTCCTTTAAGATAAGTCAGTCCTGGATGAAACCAGTAAGCCGGCACCTTTTTAAAGGGCGGATTATCAAAATCACGAAGAAGAGCCTCCCGCACAACTGCATCCTTGTCCGCACCACTGGCCAGCGCTTCAATCTCAGCAGCTACCTGCAGATATCCCATGCAACGACCAATGCGCTTCATTAGTCCCTGCTTTTTATTGTTCTTCAGGTAATCAATGGCAAATTCAATGAGCGCCTCACTGTGCTGGTGCGATGCTGGTGTTACTTTTCCATCTTCACGGATCGTGATATTCCAGTCATCGCTTGTCACAATAAAAGATGGCCGATTACCCCCCCATTCCTGGTCTTTATCCGGTGCAGACGCAATAAAATAACGTTTATTGCCTTCCTCTCCGGCACTTTTAACTGTAATGGAGTACTTTTCTGACAATGCGGTCGGTAAAAACTTTTCCTGCAAAATCTTCGCAAAGGTCCTGCGAGCAATTTTGATGCAATCATCGTAAAACGCTGCTTCCTGCTCATCGCGGCGTTTTTTTTCATCTTCAGAAACCATCAGCACCGACAGTTTTTTATTCAGTTCAGTGATTTCATTTTCCAGGCAACTTATGCGCTGATTCATTTCTTCATGGTTCATCGTCTACTCTCCCCGCGCCGCCTTACGCCGGTCCTCTCTGATTTTGAAATACAGGTTCGTCAGGTACGTCAGCAGGCCAAACAGCAGACTCCCCAGCACGCCTATTGCCACCCACTGGGACGGAGAGACTTTGTCCAGCAGCTGCAGTAACCAGTATCCCGTCCCCACCGCTGACGTGGTGTATGACACACCTGTTGTGATTTTTTCCATCTGGTACATACCCCGTCTCCCGTTATCCGGAAGCTGACAACAATAAAAAAGCCACCCGTTAATTACTGATGGCTCTGATGCATAAACGTCATCATTCCTGACCGTTATGATTGACAATGGTTATCATTTTTATATAAAAATACTCCCGATATGTGTTACATATCATTTCTCCACGGGGAATATCCCCACGCCAGCGTCAGACTCGTTTTCCCGTTCTCTTCTGTGCTGGCGTTTTTTTATTATGATGTCGGTACATTTATCTCCAGCACCAGGCTTTCAATCTCAACACCATACGCGGAATTTTTGGGCGTAAAAAATCCCCTCCGGTGAGGGGATTTGCTTATGTAAACATTTACACTGCTTACCTGCATGGTGCCGGGTGCCTCCCGGTGAGTTCGGCCTGGTGCCACCAAACCCGCGTATTCTCGCTTACGATCATCAAAGAGATCATACCGTTCACCAGTCACCCCTCCGCACAGGGGGATTCACCATGCAGAAATTTTCTAACACATCTATTATCAGACCGGCAACAACTGACTGAATTGAGATGTATTTAACATTTATGAGTCTCCGCCTGCTATTTTCACTGAGCTATTCTGAGTCAACGAAAAATAACTTCGCTGAATCCCCCTCCATTATGACAGGCATTAGTTTTAATGGTTACAGTCATCCCCGTAATTTGCGCACTGAGAAGAAGAGACTGAAGATTCCATCTGTTGGTAAATAATTCTTTATCACCCACTTTAACTGTAAAGGTATCGTCATCATTATATTTTGTATACTCCACCTTTCCAGTTACACAATCAGGCGTCGCCAGCGCACTTGCTGAAAAAAATGAAAGCGATGCAGCTATTAATAATGTTTTTTTCATTTTACCCCCTCAACTGCTAATAGTTCTGCGCATCAGAATTGCCCCCAGTGTGGATGAATCCCACAATATTTTATTGTGCGTAATCCCACGGACTCTTCCATCTGCCGGACACATAGAAGGAAACTCATCAGATGCCATTCTGGCAACTCGCGATGCATGATGATGACAATTCAGTATTAATGCCACGCTTCCCAGAATTGCATTAATGCTTCCAAAAGAAATTCTTCCTACACGAACAGAGTCTTGTCCATGATAGTCAGGCAGGACACTACTCAACCTTCCCCAGTTCAATGTAAGATCAACATCTTCAGCAGTCATTACATAAGAACGCCCACTGAGATCATCCAGTGTTGTACGAAATCCCCTCTGTATTTGCCGAAAACGTAAAGCTTCAGCTGTAACAGTAACAAACCGTAACATCGCTCTTGCCACAGACTGCGTCAGTGAGGTTCCACTATGCGACATTAAATCCAGATAAGAAGTAGTCAACGAATGGCGATTTATCTGCATCCCCGTACGACTGATCCCTGCAACACGCTGTAACGTGGTATAGCTACTGTCACCAGACAATGTAACCGCTGTTGTACCTGGAAAGGTAACATGTGAAAAATCAGCAAAGCGATAAAAAACATTATTTGTCCTGTTAACAAATCCTGTCACATATAAATTATTTCGTTCAACAATAAGCCGTAGATTATTAAACCGCCCTTCCTCTGGATCTATCCCTCTGACATCAACTGCAAACAAATTATCCCCTGTGCCACTATCAATCATCAGTAAAGACGTACCTCCTGATGAAATAGTCTGTAATGGAGTACCTATTGCAGAGCGAATGACATTCAGCGAATCTACATACGTCTTTGCAGTCGAGAAGTCTAAGGTAAATTCCTTCGCAACCACATTAACTGAAAAGATAACAAAGAAAAAAGTTAGCACTCTAAAAATAATTATTTTCATATTACACAATACTCCTTGAGCACCATACGATAACTATATTCTTGACATCCTCCACCCCCTGAAGGACGGCCTTTTACGGCGCACCGGATAAACATAACAATAACGTAATGAAAATGATAATTATATTCAAAGAGAGCTGCAACCTTAACATATCTGGTCAGATCTCATGCGACTACTTGACGTACGTAGACAACAACATTTATTGATACACAGGATGTTACGGACATAAAAAAGCCAGCCACTGGGGGAGGCTGGCAAACTCGTAGAGCAAAATGCTGTTACGCAAACTTCGTTACAGGGTTATCCTGCAATACTTAAAATATACAATATTTAGAAAACTAATAGTGCCATATGCGATTTTTAAGATTTTGTTATTAATTGCGGTCGCACCTTCCTTTCTGTGTACTTTCCGTATAACTAACAGGATTCTGGATACAAAAAACCCGCGCATCGGCGGGTTAAGCAGCGTGGCAATGTAACCACTCTTATCATGATATGCAGATTTTTACGATCGTAAACTATTTTTTCGCTGATAAAATACAGAGGTTCTCCCTCCCGGCAATTCACGCTCAACATACCGATCCATCTCAAGCCTCACTCCCAGCATCATCAGCATGCCTTCAACAATCCCCTCCGCTTTGTGAAGGCGTTTACCTATACAGGTGTCAGAGCACCCATGTTTCCGTGCCAGCGCCATGAACGTCTCCCCCAACACGTAATAATCAACCAGCAAGTCATGCAGATCGCTGTTGTTCCTGTTAAGGCGAGCCATACACCCGCATATAATCATCGCGTCATCGTCACAACACTGTGGACGTGATTTTACTTTTTCGGGGATCAGCCTCTTAAATCCGGCAGCAATGGGCGACCATGTAACATCCTCATGGTTATTTGCCGCCCATGCCCCCCAGCGCTCAAGAACCTGCCGGATATCACGCATCAACTTTCTCCACAAAATCAGGCCAGCACGCCAATTGCCAGCGCACGATCGATAAAACGAAATATCAGCTCCAGCTGGGAGCCATACTTCTCTTCAAATGCCACGGTATCCGCATGCAGCTCGTCGTGATGCTTTCTGCACAAAGGCAACACAAAAAGGTCATGCGCTTTTGTTCCCATTCCACCCTGACCGTGACCTATCAGGTGGTGGGGATCATCAGCAGGCTTTCCACAACATGCACACGGCTGTGTCTTAACCCAGCGCGTGTACTTTTCATTAACCCAGCGGCGACGTTTGGGGCGTAACATAAAAGACTCCGGCGACTCCGGATCCACTTTCAGCGCCAGCACCTTTTTCGCTTTATCCTGGATGATGCTGGTGGCAGGAACCGAAGGCACAAGGTCACACTCCCGGGTGACAGACGGCACAACAGGCGTCGGTAATCTCAGTGCCTTACGGGCTGCACTTTCCGGTAAGGCATCCGCCAGGTCATTACGAGCCAGCCACCAGCACAGTTCCGGCATTGTCACAACGTGACTGTCATCAAAACCGAGATCCCGACGCACGACAGATAACACCCACCGGGCACAGTTATCCGTTGCCATTGATTCCAGCCGTTCCGTGAACTGATCGCGCAGCTGGTTATCGCAGTGCCAGCACAGACGGATTGCGCCCGGAGCGTGTCGCATTGTGGTCATATTCTCGCTGTGCCAGTCGGAATGAGGCCACTGGCAGCCTTTTTCACGAAGTAACCAGCTTTCAAGACATTCCACGCCACCAGCACGACGGATTACCGCCTCATTGCGGAACATAGCCCGAACGGCAGGATCATCCGCCAGCGGTTGTGATGCCGCCGGAACGGCACCACTGGCAAAAGATGAATAACGTTCCGGCTCAGGCTCCAGCAGGACACGCCCCTGCATAAACAGGGGCATCAGCTCTGAACCGGGTCTGAACAATACGATCCCCATACGTGGGGCAATTTCAGGGGTCAGTAGTGCTCTCAACGTAGAACCTCACAGCACAATCTGTTTCAGTTTCTGTACCGCTTTCCCCATATCCGCCATAGCATCAACAAACTCATCAAATTTACGACTTGCCATTCCATACGCCTGGAGGATTTCCAGTTTCAGAGGATCCAGTTGCTTTTTAATTTCCGCACGATCATTAAATTTCTTCTCTGCTTCTTCCGCAGCCCTGATCAGCTCCTCAGCATGCCTGCGTAATTCATCCGGAGTAACGGTCTTTTTAATCACAACGGGTTCCTCTGTTTTTACTGGTATTTCACTATTTACTGCCTGATGTCCAAATTTAGGATGATGTAACGTTGTAGTTCTTCCATCATTCGCAACGACCAGAAGTCCACTGTCGCGGATAATGCCAATGAGTATCTCCTTATCCCTTTTATTCAGCAGACTGTACGCCTGCACTTTCTGTGATATCTGGGTCAGTGTTGCGCCTTCCGGCATTCGTTCAACAAAACGTTTAACCCTGGATAAAACTGGCTGCAGATGGGGTGGTGTAATTCTCATGCTCCACGCCTCCCATCAGTGAACGGTATCGAGCAGCTTTAACAGCTCAGGGAATCGGGATTCGAAGAAATGCGGCTGCGTCTCGCGCGGATTTGCAGGACTGGTGATGTTCTTACCGAACATGCAGCCTTTCGCCGTCAGCGACCAGAATTTTTTGATGTTGTTAATCGCGGTACGGCTGTATCGTTCGCGTTGTTCAACGATCCCCAGCTTCGCCATCTGGTGATATGCCTGATTAGCCGTCAGGCGGATACCATACTGCTTCAGCAGTGCACTCAGCGACAGCGTAGGGCGGCTTGAACCATCTGGCGCATCAGCAGGTGCATCAATGGCATAGATCGGCATAAGTTCAGGAAGACCAGCTACCTTTGATAATTTCTGGTATGCACCAAGTTTCGAGGAGTTTGACAGATTTAGAGTCTTTGCTGCTGATTCAAGCAGAATGACCCCGGATTTAATTTTGTCGGATGTGGTTTCTTCTGGTGATGAATTATGAAGCGCATCAAAAGTACGTATCACTTTTAAGCTGAATGCCGGGCTGATCCACATTGCATATGCATAGACCAGCTCTTTACAGACATACGTCCCACCATTGCGCCCCTGAATGGTGATGACAGGAATACTACGGGAATCTCCCGTAGTTTCTTCTTCCAGTAATTCCACAAGAGCCTTCGTTTCAGGACGACGCATAAACTCGTGAACTTCCAGCGAACGGGAGGAGCGATTCTCACCAGCGGCAAGAAGAGCAGCTTTCTGAAGGTCGTTAAGACAGTAGTTAGATTCAAAGTACTGGCGCACAGAAACGCCATCAATTACAAGCAACTGATTCATTGGTTTCTCCACAAATTTCGGGACTGCACTCCCTTTTCGTTGATGCAAGATGAACTTACTGCGATTTTTAATAGTTATCAAGGATACACTGTTCATAAATACAGTATCTTTAACGAGGTAATACCCAAATTTAGGGTGTTGCTCAATTCCGTTACCGAGTTGCTAATTTGCAACTCGCTTTTTCGTACTTACTGATAGTGATCTCGACCTTACCTTCCGGGATAACCGGTCCCCACTCCACCAGCATTCTTTTCACCTGACTGTCGTCTTCCCACACCCCCGCGTGGGTCAGGGCGTCAAACAGCGCCTTGTTATAGTTGTCCAGATCGCGGATCCGGTTATCCGGAGGAAACAACACGATCTCCACTGAAGCAGGTGCCGACGTTGGTTTCGGCAGACGACGTAACTGCTCAACTATTGCTGCGCACGCCGCGCTCTGGAATTTTCGCCCCGCCGCGCTTATCAGGCTCTTACCAGCAAACGCCCCTTTGTTGGGGTGTCGCCAGTACGTGTTCACGCTGGGCGGGAAAGGCAGTATTAGCTTCATACTTTCAGGCCCCTCTCATGTAACCAGTGGGTTGCACGCAGCCTGGCGTTTTCCTCACCGGCAAGCAGTGAGCGGATAATCCCGACCGCCTCGCTGTCGTCGTCCTTCATCGCAGTATGAAGCGTTATCCCCCGGGCCACGCCACGCTTTATCGTGATGACGCCTTTTTTCTCCAGTGCGCGAAGATGCTCCACCGCTGCATTCACTGAACGGTATCCCAGCATGGTTGCCACCTCCTGATTGGTTGGCGGGAAGCCACGTTCTTGCTGGTAAGAAATCAGCATATCCAGCACCTGCTGCTGACATTGAGTTAACGTCGTCATTAAGCCCCCACGTAATTCCCTGACAGATACCATTCATCACCCGATACAGCGCGCTTGCTGCTTTTCCGTAAGCACCGCTCACGACGCGCCAGAAAATTGTTTCGTTCTGGCTGGGAGTGGCTTTCACGGAATGCCTCCATCCACACCGTTGCAGCTCGACGGAATAAGCCCCTGGACTCCAGTTCTTCAGCCTGGCGGGTCAGGCACAAAATCACCCGGGGGTCGTTAGTGCCGACATAGAAATTGCGCACAGGTCTGGTTTCACGAACAGATTGTGGTTCCGGCTCCTGCGCTCTCTCAGTCAGGCGCGGGAAATGTCTGCGTGTATCTCCTTCACAACGGTGAGCCACACGCCCACTCTGACGTAACTTGCTTGCTGACTGCAGAACGCGCTGCCGTGAGTAACCAGCAAAAGCATCTGCAATGTCTCCGGAAGTACACCCCGGATGGGCTTCAATGAATTTCTGAACTTCATTCAAAAGACTCATAATCACCCCCTGAATCCTGCCGGGATCTGGCTGTAGTCCACGTTGTCGTAACTGGCTTTGAAGTACGGGTCCTCGCGTCTGGCTGCAGATACTGCAGGAACTTCCCAGGATTCTTCGAAATGACGATCCGGACCAAAGAACGTGACAGCCTGTTTCACAAATTGTGTGCCGCTGTTACCCATCGCAGATACCCAGCCCGCGTAGCGTTTCACACCTTCCAGCATGGTTTCGGGGTTTACCCCCTCATTCAAACGGGCTTTCCAGGCTTTGAAGGCTGCAGATTTTAAATTGCCACCAGCACGTTTGGGATAGGCCAGCCATGCCTGCTCAAACTCCGGAGAGTATTCCGGTCGGTTTGAACGAACTCGCACAGACTCATCAGCAGATGCACCAACAGCTATTGGTTCATTGACTGGTTCTTTGACTGGTTCAAAAGAGTGACTGGTTCTGGGTGAATCTCCTGCACTACCCCCTGGTGCAACTCCTGCACTACCTGGTGAATTTGCTGCACCAGATAGTGAATTATTTGCACTACCCCCTAGTGAATCTCCTGCACCATCAAGATGAAGGAGATAGATATTACTTGAGTTACCTTTTTCACCTTTCCGGGTGACTTTTTTTACCAGCCCAGACTCACAAAGGGCCGCAATATGATTCATCACAGAACGTTTGCTAATCTCGCACTGGTCAGCAATATGCTGGTAGCTGGGCCAGCACTCCCCCTGATCGCTGGCATTATCAGCCAGCTTGATCAGAACCAGTTTTCGCAATGGATTACCCACTCGAATTTTCATCGCTTTAACCATCAGCTCCATACTCATGCTGCACCTCCGAGATGCTTCATGTTTTTTCCGGAGCGAAAGGCTATAAGCGGCATACTGACGCGGTAATTACGGCCCAGCGGTTCACAAATCACCTTCTGACATTCACGGTCAACCAGGCTAACACGTAGAACATGCCCTGCTGGCGTGGTGTACCACTGACCGGGGAGAGGACAACGGAAAGTCTGATTGGTAAATCGTTTGAAAATATTCCGGATCATTTACGCCCCCTTACCTCTGAAGAGTTCAGCGACGAATGAATAAGACGGGCAAGAAATGCCGCATCGTTAATTCGGTCATACAGACTTACAGCCAGCGGTGATTCAGCTTTTTCCAGCATGGGATAAAGCTGCTGCAACCAGACCTGATGAATTGATGAAATGTAGGAATAGAGTACGCTGGCGTTATGTGCAACGTCGCTCGGTACAGCGGGCTTTGAAAGCTGTTTCTCCATCTGGTTAAAGGCATTGATGTATGCCTCTTTGAACTGGGCAGCACGTTTACCCGTGAAACCCATAGCAAGAAACGCAAAACCGTCGCGGGTTATTTGATAGCAAGGTAGTTTGCGGCCTGTGCAATCGGTGTAATCACTCACCGAAAAATTGCGGGCAGTGAATGATGCGGAGCATTCAAGCGTGCGGATCTTTTTCAGTACATCGTCATGACGTTTGGAGAAGAAGTTGGCAACAGCCAGGGATGAAGTAACAGCCTGACCATCAACGATGGCAATTTCAGGTTGAGTGAGGGTTGGGATCGTAGCCATGATGGCAGCCTCTTGGTGATTTTTAATAACTCACCACCAAGGCTTTCCACGACCTTATTGGTGGTGAGACGTACAGGGGTGGAAATACCGGTCACCAAAGAACCCGGCCCAACCGAAGTTGGCCCTGCACGCCCCACCATAATTTGGGCGTAATGCTGCTCATGACACAAAAAAACCGCAAGAGCGCGGTTGTGCGCTTTGGTGAATTCCGGGTTTCCACGCCCGGCACCCGCTTTATAAGGTGCCTGAACAGTGTAACGTCCCGGAATGGCAGAATCAATGTGCTGGTGGTCCTTCACACTCAACAAAATCACGCCTGAATTTCCACAAAGGGCTAAAGCACTCATGCGGGTAGTCTTTGCGAAGATAGATAACGCGCTGTGTTTCTGGCTCCCAACGAATAACATGGACATAAAGCCCTCTTCCGTCACGAAACCAGCGGTTAAGTTCCTGCACAACTCGCCCCCCACAGTCAGGTAAAGTTCTCTGTGGTTACTTACAGCCAGGTGATTTGATAATCTGCATTCATGCCGTAACAACAGGTGTTCAGCGACACTGACCACCAGCTGTTGCGACAAACGGTTATTTGCCGTTAAACTGTTCATGCGTTAGTTTCTCCACAACCAGAAGCAATCGACGCCATGACGCCCGGAGCTGCACACTCGCGGGCGTTACTCTTTTCCGGCGCACAAAAAACACGAAATAACAGTGTTAAATGCTCCTGCCACTTCGCCATTACTTGGTAGCTGTTCTCTTCGATTTGCTCACGCTCAGCTTGGTCAATAACTCCATCAGCAGTTGCCTTGCGTAAGTACTGAGAATGCTTACCAATCCATTCTATTGACTCCATCAGCCGCTGATTAATGTCACCATTGTCAATGTCATCAATGACCACCAGCGGCACAAACACCCCATTACTACGACGGGCTATTGCATCTGTTACATGCCTGGTACCACTGGCATCCTGTAAAACCATGGCCCACTCAAGTGGAAAAATTTGATCCCCACCGCTACGCAGTCTGTTATGCAATTGATCTTTTGCTGGGGTGATATCATCAGATTTATACAAACCAAGAATTTCTGCTGCTTCCTCATAGCCATGAGGTAAATCAGCAATCGTTCTTCGTATTGCTGCCACCAGCCATGCTGGTTGTTTATCAACTTTCCATTCAGGTTCTTTACCCACGGTTAATTCCTCATTTCTGTGGTGTTTTTATGCCGCAGCACTGTTAGTCTTTTGATATAAATACACGTCAACTTTCAGTTTCCCGTTAGTAATTTTTTCTAACTGGTACGCTCGGCCTTCAGGAATAATCTCAGGCCACTCTGAAACAGACGGATGCTTAATACCCAGGGCTTCGGCGGTTTTACAAACTCCGCCGAAATAATTAATCACGTCGGATTTCCGCATTTCTGTCTCCCGTTAAATTACGTTAAACAGCAATGTAGGATATCCAACATACAAATGTCAAGAATCCTACATGAGCATGTGGTAGGATTGCCTACATGATGAACATGAGTGATCGTATTCGCCAAAGGCGAAAAGAACTGAACCTGACACAACAAGCACTGGCTGATTTGACTGGTGTGAACCGTGTCACGGTTACTGGATGGGAAAAGGACGACTACCAACCAAATGGAGCCAACCTTCAAGCCCTAGCCAACGCACTTAAATGCGATCCTCTGTGGCTTGTTAGCGGAAAAGGCTCGCCTGAACCAAAGATAAATCTAAAACCTGAAATATTCGCAGTTAAAAAAGTCCCCCTCATCTCGTGGGTTCAGGCGGGTTCATGGACAATGACGGAGCCTGGTGTCAGGAAAGAAGATGCTGAAGAGTGGGTTTATACTACCGCCCTTGTATCAGAAATGGCATTTGCACTACGGGTCCGTGGTGATTCAATGACCAATCCCCTCGGCTCACCATCGATACCAGAAGGTTCTATCGTTATCGTAGAGCCAGATATTATTGATACAGAGTGTATTAACGGAAAAATCGTTGTTGCCCATATCAATGGTGGGCAAGAAGCGACACTCAAAAAATTTGTTGAGGACTGGCCGAACAGGTATCTCGTCCCACTAAATCCTAACTATAAAACTATTGAATGCGGTGAGAACTGCAGAATAGTTGGTCTTGTCAAACAAGTAATAATGGATTTTTGACACATCTTCCTCACTATCGCAAAACCGGGGTATCCCCGGTTTTTTTATGAGCCTATCTTTTTATGTAGGATAACCAACATAAACTCTTGACACTCGCATGTTGGATATCCTACATTTGTTTTTAGAGTTGTGGTGAATGCGCAGGCTGATGCGCGAAAGACATTGCAGCTATTGCGGAAAAGAGCTGTTCGGCGGGGCAATTAAATGCCCGTGAGAGTCTGAAATAACCGCAAGCCGGAGATCAGCACCGGTCACCACAACAGCCACTGCTTTGGCGGTACCAGTTTGTACACTTGCTTCCGGCTGGTACCGCTCTTTTTACAAAACAGAGAAGAGCATCACCGGACGACGGGCTCATAACCCAATCCATCCGGGCGGCTGCCACCGCAGGTGTTCTTCTCTGTTTTGTGGAGAAACCAACCGACCTTGCAGGGTCGATATGATGAGGAGCAGCAAAATGGCTAGCGAACGCAGTACTGATGTGCAGGCATTTATCGGGGAGCTGGACGGCGGCGTATTTGAAACCAAAATCGGCGCAGTTCTCAGTGAAGTCGCTTCCGGTGTGATGAACACGAAAACCAAAGGGAAGGTCTCACTCAACCTGGAAATCGAACCATTTGATGAGAACCGTGTGAAAATCAAACACAAACTCTCATATGTTCGCCCGACTAACCGCGGGAAAATTTCCGAAGAAGACACCACCGAAACGCCGATGTATGTCAATCGCGGTGGTCGCCTGACTATTCTGCAGGAAGACCAGGGACAATTACTGACTCTTGCCGGTGAACCTGACGGAAAACTACGCGCAGCAGGTCATTAATATCGTTCTTAATTAACTGATTATTTATCTCATCACTGAATATCTTTATATAGTGAGGACTTATTATGTCTCAGAACTTAGACGCAACCGCAATTAATCAAATCCATGCCCTTATTTCTGCTCAGGGTGTTAATGAAATTATCAGTAAGATTGGTGCCGATGCTGTGGCATTGCCTGAGAATTTCCGCATTCATGATCTGGAAAAATTTAATTTAAATCGTTTCCGTTTCCGTGGTGCGCTTTCCACTGCCAGCATCGATGACTTTACCCGTTATTCTAAAGATCTTGCAGATGAAGGCACCCGCTGCTTTATCGATGCTGATAATATGCGTGCCGTCAGTGTGCTTAACCTGGGTACTATTGATGAACCAGGTCACGCAGATAACACCGCCACTCTCAAACTGAAAAAGACAGCACCGTTCTCTGCTCTGTTGTCTGTTAATGGCGAGCGTAACTCCCAGAAATCACTGGCAGAATGGATTGAAGACTGGGCCGACTACCTTGTGGGCTTTGATACTAATGGTGACACCATTCAGGCAACAAAAGCGGCTGCGGCGGTCCGTAAAATCACGATTGAAGCGAACCAGACCGCTGATTTTGAAGATAATGACTTCAGCGGCAAACGCTCTCTGATGGAGTCTGTCGAAGCGAAAACCAAAGACATTATGCCAGTGGCATTTGAATTTAAATGCGTTCCGTTTGAAGGCCTGAAAGAACGTCCGTTTAAATTACGCCTCAGCATTATCACTGGCGATCGTCCTGTACTGGTTCTGCGCATTATTCAGCTGGAAGCGGTGCAGGAAGAAATGGCTAACGAATTTCGTGATCTGCTTGTTGAGAAATTCAAAGACAGCAAAGTAGAAACCTTCATTGGTACTTTCAGCGCCTGATTTCATTACTGCAAATGCCCCTGCGGGGGCATTTATGGAAACATAATCGACTCAATAATCGCCGGATGGTGAGGGCTTCCTTTTACCAGAATTCAGCGTGGTGCAGCACATATAACGTGGAGAACAATATGCCATTTATTAAAACTTTTTCTGGGAAGCATTTTTATTATGACAAGATAAATAAAGACGACATCGTGATTAACGATATCGCGGTTTCCCTTTCAAATATCTGTCGCTTTGCAGGACATCTTTCACACTTCTACAGCGTCGCCCAACATGCGGTGCTTTGCAGCCAACTGGTACCGCAGGAATTTGCTTTTGAAGCGTTAATGCATGATGCAACAGAAGCGTATTGTCAGGACATCCCCGCGCCACTGAAACGCCTTCTTCCTGACTATAAACGGATGGAAGAAAAAATAGACGCCGTAATCCGTGAGAAATACGGGTTACCCCCAGTTATGAGTACGCCCGTGAAATATGCCGATCTTATCATGCTGGCAACCGAACGCCGCGATCTCGGGCTTGATGATGGCTCTTTCTGGCCTGTACTGGAAGGCATCCCGGCAACAGAGATGTTCAACGTGATTCCACTGGCACCTAACCATGCCTACGGGATGTTTATGGAACGTTTTAACGAGTTATCGGAGTTACGCAAATGCGCATGAATGTTTTCGAAATGGAAGGGTTTCTTCGCGGGAAATGTGTACCGCGAGATCTGAAAGTGAACGAAACAAACGCTGAGTACCTGGTACGTAAATTCGACGCGCTTGAAGCTAAATGTGCGGCACTGGAAAACAAAATAATACCAGTGTCAGCTGAACTGCCACCAGCAAATGAAAGTGTTCTGTTATTTGATGCTAACGGAGAAGGCTGGCTGATTGGCTGGCGTTCTCTCTGGTACACCTGGGGACAAAAAGAAACCGGAGAATGGCAGTGGACATTTCAGGTCGGGGACCTTGAAAACTTCAATATCACTCACTGGGCAGTAATGCCAAAAGCGCCGGAGGCTGGAGCATAATGACCACATTTACCAATAAAGAACTAATTAAAGAAATCAAAGAACGAATCAGCAGCCTAGAGGTTCGAGACGATATTGAGCGCCGTGCTTATGAAATCGCACTCGTATCTCTGGAAGTAGAGCCAGATGAACGCGAAGCCTATGAATTATTCATGGAAAAGCGTTTCGGTGACTTAGTAGATCGTCGGAGAGCAAAAAACGGCGATAACGAATACATGGCATGGGATATGACTCTCGGTTGGATCGTCTGGCAGCAACGAGCTGGTATCCATTTTTCAACAATGACACAGCAAGAGGTGAAATAATGGAGCCATACAGCCTCACACTCGATGAGGCCTGTCATTTTCTCAAGATATCCAGACCGACTGCCATTAATTGGATACGCACAGGGCGTCTTCAGGCAACACGCAAAGATCCCACTAAGAATAAATCTCCTTACCTCACAACACGACAAGCCTGCATTGCGGCTCTTCAGTCTCCGCTGCATACTGTCCAGGTGAGCGCGGGTGATGGCATAACAGAGGAAAGAAAATGTCACTCTTCCGCAGAGGTGAAATATGGTACGCCAGTTTCACATTGCCGAACGGAAAAAGATTTAAACAGTCTCTTGGAACAAAGGACAAAAGGCAGGCGACAGAACTCCATGACAAGCTAAAGGCTGAAGCATGGCGGGTCAGCAAACTTGGTGAAATACCTGATATAACGTTCGAGGAAGCGTGTGTCAGGTGGCTTGAAGAGAAAGCACATAAAAAATCACTGGACGATGACAAAAGCCGGATCGGATTCTGGCTTCAACATTTCGCAGGAATGCAACTAAGAGACATTACTGAATCAAAAATTTATTCAGCAATGCAGAAAATGACGAACCGGCGTCATGAGGAAAACTGGAAACTCAGGGCAGAAGCATGCAGAAAAAAAGGGAAACCTGTTCCAGAATACACGCCAAAACCAGCGTCCGTTGCAACGAAGGCTACGCATCTTTCATTTATAAAGGCCCTACTAAGAGCCGCAGAGCGTGAATGGAAAATGCTGGATAAGACACCAATTATTAAAGTGCCTCAACCAAAGAATAAACGGATCCGCTGGCTGGAGCCTCATGAAGCACAAAGGCTGATTGATGAATGTCCGGAGCCATTAAAGTCTGTTGTTGAATTTGCACTGGCAACAGGCTTAAGACGCTCGAACATCATCAACCTTGAATGGCAACAAATAGATATGCAGCGCCGGGTGGCATGGATAAACCCGGAAGAGAGTAAATCAAACCGCGCAATTGGCGTTGCGCTGAATGATACTGCATGTCGCATATTGAAAAAACAAATAGGGAATCATCACCGTTGGGTATTTGTGTACAAGGAAAGCTGTACCAAACCAGACGGAACAAAAGCGCCAACAGTAAGGAAGATGCGGTATGACGCAAACACAGCCTGGAAAGCGGCGCTGAGACGGGCTGGTATTGATGATTTCAGATTTCACGACTTGAGACACACCTGGGCAAGTTGGCTGGTTCAAGCCGGAGTCCCGTTGTCAGTGTTACAGGAAATGGGAGGCTGGGAGTCTATCGAAATGGTTCGTCGATATGCTCACCTTGCACCTAATCACCTTACCGAACACGCACGGCAAATAGACTCGATCCTGATCCCATCGGTCCCAAATTTGTCCCAGTCAAAAAATAAGGAAGGTACTAATGATGTGTAA